GAATTTGCTGATTGGTTTAATACTGCACTTGAGGAGGAGTTTTTTAATGGACGTGTTGAAACCAATGAAGAGTAAATAATTTGCTTGGCGATTGAAAAAAACAAGACCAATAGACTATTTATATATGAGAGGTATGAGGGAAAACCTTGTATCTCTCATTATTTGATAATAACAATATAATGACAAGTAAAAATGAAAGTAACAATCAAAGAACAAGAAGTAGAATTGCGCTATTCAATGCGTGCTTTATTTACCTATGAACGGATTTCAGGACAAACATTCAATCCAAAGACATTAGAGGACTTCTGTACATTCTTCTATTGTGTTGTGTGTAGTTCAAATAAAGACCTTGATTTGACTTTTGACGAGTTTATTGACGAGGTAATTGACCCCAATCCACAAGTGATGAACGAGTTTGCGGAATGCCTATCAAAGACCATGCAGAAGAATAGCTTCCTTTCAGGTGCTACACAATCCCAAGAGAAGGAAACCAAGGGCAATAAAAAAAAGCCCTGATTGTCCATGATTTGTTCCGCCTCTGTTGCTTTGAATTTAAGGTTACAAGCATTGAATATTTCATGGACTCATTACAAGAATATGAGATAGAACCAATCATTCAGAATTTGGAATACTATGAACGCGGCGATTGGGAGCGGACACGATTTCAATCTTATTGCAACATTCAAAAGAGCAGCACTAAGAAGATAAAGCCCCAAGACCTTATTACCTTTCCATGGGAGAAGGAAAGCGACAATACAGAAGAAATAAACGGCAATTCCGAGCCTTTGACGCAAGATGAAATTGAGCGATTAAAGGAACAAGCAAGAATAATATCACAGACATTAGAAACAGATGGAGAATAAATTCAGCATACAATTGAGCGCCGATGATAGCTCACTTATCAAAACACTCAACAATTCCAAGAACAAATTGGAAACACTTCAAAAGAGTTTTGAGAAAACGGCCACTTCTTCAAATGCGTTTGGAGGAGTGACAAAGAGCCTTGAAAAGAATCTCGGTTCATTGGATTCTGTTTTTGGTGGTTTATCTTCTCAACTTGAAGGCCTTTCAGGTATGTTTGGTTCTTTTGGTGGGGGCATATCTTCATCGGTCAGTGAAATCCTCGGTTCATTATCGGGCTTATCAGGTGGCTTGCTTGCCGTTGGTGCTGTTGCCGTTGGTGTTATATCAAAGTCAATTTCTGAATGGGATAATCTTAAACAGGAACTCAATGCGTTCCAAAATATCGCAGAAGCCTCCGATGCTGAAATGCTGAAATTCTCTCAGAGTGCAAAGGAACTCAGTAACCAAAGCGGTATTGCAACAATCGAGATAATCAAAATGCAACAAGGCCTTATTGGTATCAATCCCGATTTGGTCAAAAATACCACCGCCCTTAATACCATGAGTAACGCCGTTTTAGCTTTATCGGCGGCGGGTAGAATCTCATCAGAAGACGCGGGGCAATATCTCAGTAGCGTTTTGGCAGCATTTAATTTGAGTGGAGAATCAGCCGTTGAAACAAGTAACAAGATTGCCCAAGCAAGCCGTTTGGGGTCACAAGAGATAAACAACGTGGCACAGATTCTCCAAAAATCAGGCAGCGCCTTTGCGTCGGCGGGTGTCGATTTGAATTTGGCTCTTGGTGTAATTGAAGGGGTGGGTGATAAATACCTTGGAAAATCTGAGGAATTGGGCACTGCCTTAAATAGCACCCTTTCCAAATTGATGTCCGTGCGTGAAGAATACAGCGAGTATAATTTGAGCTTGCATTCTCTCAATGAGGTATTAGAATCGGCTGCCAAAAATCACTTGACTTATGCGGATTATGTAGAATTGGTTGGTATCGCTAATGCTTCACTCCTCAAAAATTTAGTGGAGAACCGACAAAAATTTGGGGAATTGGCTTCACAAATCGACGGAACAAACGCAGCCCTCGAGATGGCAGAAGTTCAAAATTCTTCTCTTGACAAATCGTTTGAGAAACTCGGTGTTGTTACTGAGAACTTTTTTCTAAGTATCGGACAAACGGGGGTAATGCAACAATTATATCAATTCTTCCAAGATTTCATTGATTCTTGTTCTGAATTGGTTGTTTGGTGGGGAGGCCTTGTTGACCAATGGGACAATCTAATGTCTCAAACAAAGGGGCAAATTAATGTTTGGTCTTCACTTGGCCTTACATGGGAGGGGATAAAGCAAACCTTCCAAGCGCTCGTTGAAATAGTCTTTGTTGGTTGTGCTGTAATTGTCAAGGCATATCAAGGTATTTGGAATAACCTCGTTGATATTGCAAATTGGATAAGAAGTAATTTTTCAGAAACGCCAATCGGTCGTGCATTTATGGCTTCTGCAAAACAAGCATGGGAGTGGATAAAGAAACTATTTGACGGCATAAAAAAGGCTTGGGACGATTTGAAACGTTACCTTGGTTTGAAGAATGGTTCAACAACTGATGTAAAAGTTGACGTGAAAGAAAATAAGACAATCACGGAAACTTACAAAGGCGGTGGTTCAGGCCTTCCAAGTATCAAAAAGGGCGGTTCAAAGAAAGGTGGTTCAAAGAAGGGCGGTTCAAAGAAAACGGAAATTGCACCCCCTGAAATTGGCTCATTGAAATTCTATGAAGACAAGTTGCGTGCAGTCAATGATGAATTGAGTAGAACAACACCAAACGCAGGTCGCTTGCAGGAACTCAAAATGGAAGCACACGTTTTGGAAGAACAGATTGCCAAAATCAAGAAGAGAAATCAACTTCATGATAAGGTGAATGTGACCAAGGAGAAACCAACCATTGAGCAAGGAAGCATTCAGGAGATTAGCGACCTTATCAGTTCCAAAGAGCAACAGATTAAGAATGTCCGTGTTGGTTCTGATTCTTTCAACCTACTCAGAGATGAGATTGAACGCTTGAAATCCGATAAAGAGTTGCTTGAATTGAGCTTACACCCCAAGGTAGATGAGAACTCAATCCCCTCGTTACTTGATTCACTTGTAAAGGTTCAGGAGAAAATAAATGGCCTGAAAACGTCTATCAGTGTAACAACAGACAAGACAGAATTAGATTTACTCTCAGAACAATTAAAATTCTTGACCGATAAGGAACACAAGATACAATTAGAAATCGACGAGAAGAGACAAGGAAACATCAAAAACGCAATAGAAGAAATAAATCAAGAGTTTGAGAACTTGACTTATATCACTAATAATGTTGGTTCAATTTTCTCAAATCTTGGACGAGTTACAAACGACACTTTCTTATCAATGGTCGGGGCTGTTAGTAGTGGTATATCCCAAATGCTCCCACAAATTAGAACCTTAATTGAAGCACAGAAAGCACAAGCACTTGGGGGAATAATCTCTTCTAATGCCAATTTAGGATTGCTCTCATTTGGTTTAATCACAAGCGGTGTGGTATTGGTGACGAGCTTATTTGATAGCTTACCCAAGTTTGAGCGCGGCGGCAAAGTTGGCTCAGTTGTGGGCGGCAATTCATTTCATGGGGATAAGATATTAGCAAGGCTCAATTCAGGCGAGCTTGTACTAAATAAAAATCAGCAAACTCGCTTATATAATACACTCCAACAAGGACAATCAACAAGCAGCGCCCCAATGGGTGGAGGAAGTGTTCAATTTAAGATTAGTGGGCGTGATTTGGTGGGCGTCCTTTCAAATCATCAAAATAAAACAAGTAGAGTATTATAGCAATGTACAGATTTGGCTATTTCAGGGACATAAAGGACACCTTATACAAGGTGATTATAATAACGGAATATCAACATTATCACAACAATTTAGGACAAGGGCAAGGGGAGGAAATCACTCTTCTTGCTAATCCAATTACAATTGAATATGAAGGTGCAGATGATGTATTTGCGCCTTATCGGGCAAGCACTTGTTGCGTCCGTCTTTTGTTGCATGATTTTGACGAGGAATTAAATAATGCGCTTGGAAATAATGTGTTTGTAAGTCTTCAAAAGGAAGAGAAGGGCAAATATAAAACAATATGGCAAGGATTTGCCACCCCAAATGCCTACAATCAGCCGTTTATTAGTACCGTTGGAGATAGCTTTGAACTTGAGGCACAAGACGCATTGAGTAGCCTGAAATATATTCCCTATGTGAAACAAGCGACAAAGAAGCACCTATCAATTTTTGATTATGTCCAATTGGCGTTCTTACAGCTTGGGAATCTCTTTACCTTTGTACACTTTCCGAGCACCCCTAAAAACGTCGTGAAATCGACCTATATACAGCAACAAAACTTCTTTGATGAAGATGGCAAGGGCAAATCATATCTTGAAATCATTTCCGAGATATGCAAATACATGAATTGGACGCTTGTAACAGAAGGAGATGAAGTATATTTCATCGACAATTATGCAGAAGAATATGAAGTATATAATCTTCAAAGTGGCATGAAATTTCCCCTTGTTACCCTGAAAAAGAAACACACCCTTAACAAAGAAGACGTTTCAAGCAACGATTGTAATATTAGCCTTTTGCCCTCATATAACAAAATCACACTCACAAGCAAACATTATCCGATTAAGAAAACACAGAAGAAATTTGAAGATGAGAACTTAAATCATTGCCATATTGAGAGGCAAGATTTGAACTTCAAAAAAGATATGTGGTTGAACCAACATTCATTCCAAGACGATGGCCGTGATTCAAAAGATGTGCAGTTGTGGTATATCATATCAAACGCGGACACAAAGGACGCAAAAGCGCACGATTTCTTCATTAGGTACAACTACACCAAGAACAGACGATACAATTTCATATCACACCCAAAAGACGGCTCTAATAATCGACCATTGGTGAACAATGAGGACTTCAACAAGGATATATTCTTCAATTACAACGCTTGCCACCCCGTGGAATACTATTCACATGAAACTGATGATTTAGACGCACTGCCAAAAAAAATATCGCTTAAACGTGGCATTCTCTATCAAACCGCCTTTGGTAAGACCGATAATATCACGTTGAAAGAAAACGGAATTAAAGGGAAATCGGTAAATTGGACACCATTCCACGAGAACAACAACCAAGTGATTTTCTCGCATAATATAGGGCATATAGTAACGGGCAAGAATGACAATGCGTGCGTCAATATCAATTTTAATTATAAATCATATTACGGGGCATTCTTTCCTTGTAGAGAATTGAAATCCAATCGTTATAATGGCATTCAGTATCGTTTGAGAATGGGTGAACTCTATTATGATGAACGCTCTGATGATTGGACTACAACAAAACACAATTGTACCTTGTTTTTGGACGACTCAGGAGATATAATACAAGACTTTGAGAATTGGAAATCCAATCTTTTATTTGAGAATAGAAAAGGCCTGAACGTGAAATTGCCTCTTCAAATGGAAGGATATGTTGTATTTGAATTCTTGCGCCCTTATACGGGACAATCAGAATTCAAAGTATCAGACGATAAATACTTATATATAAGGTACACACCACCCGCAAACATAATAAGCGACTATGAAGCAACGTTCATTGGATTAAGTGATGATGATACAGAAACGGTATATGAGAACGTTTTGAGCGATAATAAGTTCATTGAAGAGGCCTCGGAATTGGAGACTCTTATTACCACTTATGATAACAAAGCCCCCAATTACTCATCACCTTATTATTTCAAGGATAACAAGGCCTATTTCATTCAGGATTTGGATTTTGGTTTATATGAAGCAACAGCAGAAGAATCTATCATCTTAAAGAACACGTGCCAATACAAGACACCTCAATTGAAGATGGAAATCACTCTCAATCGGGAATTGGGATTCAACAGCATAATAGAAAGCTCTTGGTTTAAGGATAAGCAATTCATCGTTTCAGGTTACTCATTTGACCCACAACAAATAAATTATACCTACACCTTCATTGAATTGAAACCGCTTGATGATTTTGAAGGGGTGAAGAAGATGAGCAAACCAAGGAAGGA